GTTAAGGGAAAGCGGAGAACTTGAAGCCGTTGGCGGTTCTTATTATTTAGCGAGCCTAACTGTTGCCGTTTCATCTGCGGCGAATATAGAATACCATTTGCGAATATTGCAACAGCAATCCCTAAAAAGAAAAGTGATTAAAGTTTGCACGTCTGGAGTCAAAAAGGCGTACGATGAAACGGAAGATATATTCGACACCTACGCATCTATACAGCAAGAGTTAGATAGTTCTATAAAAGAACTTATGCACTATGACGTAAAGATTGTCGCAACAGTTCACGAACAACTAATCAGAGAAAGTATAAGAGTTTCAGAGCATGGTATAAAGTCTGGAATAGAAAGCGGATTAAGAATGTTGGATAACGTAACAAATGGATTTCAGAAAAGCGATTTGATTATTTTAGCAGGTCGCCCAGGAATGGGCAAGTCGGCTTGTGCAGTATCAATGGCGTTGTACCCAAGTATATTCAAGAAAATACCAACTGCGATATTTTCGTTAGAAATGAGTAACGAACAAGTTGTTGCACGTATGCAGTCTTACGTTAGCGAACAAAATGTTTCAAAAATTGTAAAAAAGCAACTCACGAAAGATGAAGTTCTGAGATTGCAAGCCGATTGCCACCCATTAGAAACAGCACCTATTTATATAGACGATACCCCGAATATATCTTTGCTTGAACTAAAGGGGAAAGTTAGAAATTTGGTTAAAGAAAACGGCGTTCAGTTGGTTATTGTAGATTACTTACAGCTAATGCGTTCTGGGTTAAATATTCAAAACAGAGAACAAGAAATTGCTGAAATAAGCAGGGGGCTAAAAGGTTTAGCAAAAGAATTGGAGATACCTATAATGGCGTTAGCGCAGTTGAGTAGAGCGGTTGAAACAAGAGGCGATAAAAAACCAATGCTATCAGATTTAAGGGAATCGGGCTCGCTTGAGCAAGATGCGGATATGGTAATGTTTTGCTACCGCCCAGAGTATTACGCAATAGAAAACTACGAGGTAGGTGGTGAATCTTTTGACACAAAAGGGTTGTTTATGCTAATAATAGCAAAGCACAGAAACGGTGAATTGGGTGAGGTTCCGCTCACATTTATACATAATCAAACAAAAATAACAAACCACGGGTACGGGCAGCAAAATAATTATGTACCAAGTGGATATACAAAAATAAACACAAAACAAGAGGCTAATTCAGACGAGCCACCATTCTAAAAATATGAAACAAGAAAAAAGAGAAAAACTAAAAATCAAGGAAAACAAAGTAAAGGAATATTTGGATAAAATTCAAATGAGCCAACAAGAGTTAGCAGACGAAGTGAATACAAATAAAGCGCATATAAGCAAGATTGTGAATAAAAGAAGTATTTGCATAAGTTTGCCAATAGCTTTAAAGATTGCACAAGTCCTAAAAGTAAAAGTAGAAGAATTATTTACAATACAATGAGAAAAAATAAAGCGAAAAGTAGCCACTATGGTGTATTCCACGAAACCAAAAGAAAAAAGCAAAAAAATAATTGTAAATTTAGTTGCAAATTTGTATAACTTATATTATCTTTGCAATCAAATAAATAAGTATGGAAATTGAATACGTTAAAGATGTTTTTGATGAGTACCTTTCCAAAAAGGATTTTATCTCTGCATCTGATATTAAGAACTTTTTGAAAAGCCCAAAATACTACTACTACAATAAGTTTTTGAAACCAAAAACAGAAAGGGAAAGGCATTTCGCTATTGGTAGCGCAATACACGAAATGATACTTGAGCCTGAAATGTTTTATACAAACTTTGCAATATCCCCAAAATTTGATAGAAGAACAAAGGAAGGCAAAAATAGCTTTGAAATGTTTGAGCAAGATAATAAAGGCAAGACCGTTATCACAGCAGATGAAATGACTATTGTAAGTTCTGTTGCAGAAAGCGCAAAAAAGAACAGAGTTTTGACTGACTTAATTAGTAATGCCTATTTTGAATTGAGTTGCTACACCGAAGATGAAAAAACATCGTTGAAGTTAAAGATGCGACCTGATTCAATTTGTAAAACCAAAAGTACCATAGTAGATGTTAAGAGTTGTTTGGATTCAAGCGCAAAAGAGTTTAAAAGAAATGTGTATAGCTATGGCTATTCAATTAGTGCAGCTTACTATACTGACTTTTTACAACGTGAGAACTACATATTTGCAGCAGTAGAAAAAGAAGCCCCATTTCAAGTTAGCTTATATGCCTTGAATGACGAAATGATGCAATATGGTAGAGAACAATACAGAACAGGGTTAGATTTGCTCAAGTGGAGTATTGATAACAATTATTGGTGTGATTACAACGAATTTGAAGTGTTGAAAGAATGTTATCAACTTGGAAACTTGGAAAACTTTTTTGACTTAAAAGATAATTCAGAACTAATAACAATTTTATAACAACTAAAAATAAATAAATATGAACTACACTTTAATTTTTGAAGATAAAGAAGAAAATACACAAACAATAGATATACAATTTATTTTGGAAGTGTTTAATCAAATAAAAATAAATTTGCCAAAAATAAAGAAATATGACTATAAAATTACTTTGCTTAAAAACGATGGTAATATATCTGAATATTTATCAAAGCCAAAAAACACAAATATTTTAATTCAAATGGTAAAAGATTATTATAAATTTATTGATGATAAACTTGCACTAATAAGAACTCCCAAAAAAGATGAGGTGCTTTTGTTTAATACGGGAAGTTCAGATTGGTTTGATACAGATATATTAGAAGCATTAAAAAGACCTTGCAATAAAACAACTAAATTATTCATTGTCAAGAAAAAAGATTTGATTGAAGTGAGCAAAAAACACACCGAACTTGGAATTTATAAACTAACCAATAAAAACAAATAAAAATGCAAGAATTAACAATCTCTCCAAAATTAAACGAAGTAGCTGAAAAATTAAATTCATCTGTACTTCAAGTTATCGGAAACGAAAACATTAAAGGCTTCCAACGTGCCTACATTATTGCTGATGCAATTTCAGTTCTAAAAGAAACGCTGACAAAAGAATACATGAAGCCAATAATGAATTTGCAAGGCAACAAATTAGGCTTCAAAACTGACAAAGATACTTCGGGTGGCTATTCAGAAGAAGTGGTTAAAAATTGCTTAATCGAAGCCGTATTATTTGGGCTTCAACCATGCGGCAATCATTTCAACATCATTGCTGGCAATATGTACGCAACGAAAGAGGGTTGCGGCTATTTGCTTTCAAAAATTCAAGGGTTGCAATATGACATCGTACCTGAATTGCCTCGAATGAATGATAAAAGCGCAGCCGTTGTAATGAATATTCAATGGACGATTAACGGGGTAACGAACACAAAGAAATTGGATATTCCTGTAAAAGTAAATGCTTATATGGGGACTGATGCGGTAATAGGAAAAGCAACACGAAAAGCTCGTAAGTGGTTATTTGATACGATTACAGGTTGCGAATTACCCGAAGGTGATAGTTCTGAAAATGATACACTTGAAAAGAAAAAAACAAGTGCTTTGGCTGATGCAGAAGTCCCGACTATTGAGATAAAAGAATCAGATGCGTTGTTAAATAAAAAACAGCAGTCTTTGTTATAACTTTGCGGATGTCGTAAAGTTAAGTTGGGCAAATAGCACCTTACTTGTGTGATATTGCGATAATGTAAGTTCAATTCTTACTTTGCCCACAATTTTAACCAAAAATAAAGCGCAGATGGCTAACGGCATTGTTTTTCGGGTTGCAAACTGAAAATCATTAACAGTACACAGATATACTGGCACATTTGCGCTTTTAAAAAAAATTATGATAGGCATAAACAAAATATACCTCGTTACCTTTATGAAAATTCGCATTTCTGATGATGAAATTGCAAACGAAATGAGCAATGATATTATATTCCTGAATGAAAAAATCATTGCAAAAGATATGTTTCAAGCAATTAAAATCTTCCAATCGAAGTACCACTCGACAAAAGAAAATCATGTAGAGATTCACGCAATAACATTATTAAACAAATTATAAACAACCATGAACTACCAACTTTATTTTTTCGCTACGGCAATTTTGGGGCTGATTTTATCTGCAATTAACATTGCGTTATACTACCAGCAAAAAAGAATTTCAGATGAATTATCAATGATAAAAGAACATCAAAAAAGCCTATTGCAAAAATCTGTAAAGCAAAAACAGCTACTCGGCACTCGTGCTTCACAAATAAAAAGACGTGATGATAAAATTGCAAAACTTAAAGCAGAAATAAAAGAAATTGATATTAAAGTACCTATTCGTTAATGTATATCCACGAGATAAAACAAGTTTTAAACTTCGATACTCCGCATGGGGTTGGTCAAGCCTTATTCATCATTGACTATGGGGTTCACGAAAATACAATTTGGGTGATAGCATTAAAGGAAACGAGAGAAATAAAGCATTACAATAGCAATCAAATAAAATTAGAACACAATTATACTTTAAATGAAAAAAATTAAATACGAAACAAAATCGCATTATATGTACCGAATGATGATATTGGGCAAAATGCACAATTACGAATTAGAAGCGTTGCTCCCAGTGACCAATTACGATACAAAAAAAGAATTGTCTATTCTTAAAAACGCTTACGAAAGGTGGAATAATTTTATAAGAAAAAATATGAAGACTGAATTTGTAGAAGAAATAGACAGAATGATTAATGACGAAAAGCTATTGCACCTGCAAGCTGCAATATACCCACTTTCGCAATTAGAAAATAAAGACCTTGAGCCATTGGTTGATGAAATAGAAAACTCAATAACGATAATAGATAAACCATAATACATAAGTGAAAAAACACACCTCTATTTATTTTAAATATTTTGGGTACAGCGGTCAGGAGTTTATCGCCTGTGAATGTTGCGGCGCAAGGGCTGTTGATATTCATCATATAGAAGCAAGGGGTATAGGCGGCAGCAAACAGAAAGATGCTATCGAAAATTTAATGGCTGTTTGCAGAAGTTGCCATATAGAATACGGCGACAAAGAAGAGCACAAAGAATATTTGTTTAAACAGCACAAAAAAGCAATGAATGAAGCGAATTAAAGAAAGTATAGGAGGATATTTTTACAACGAAGGAACAAGCTATTTAAGCGAAATAAACGTAGATAAATTTGAACTTGACAAAAGTAAAGCATTTTATCTTTTTGATATTGTACCTATGGGTGCTGTTAGGATGAATAGGGCAGATAGGTGGAGAAAAAGACCTGTTGTTTTGGAGTATTTTCAATTTAAAGACAGGTTACGTGAACAAGCAAAAGAACTAAAATTTGAATTAGGTAAAACTTTTAACGCTGTTTATTTTCTTCCAATGCCAGAAAGTTGGAGCAATAAAAAGAAAGAAAAAATGAACGGAAGTATCCACGAATCAAAGCCCGATACCGATAATATTACTAAAGGGATAAAAGATGCTTTAAGGGAAAACGATTCAGATATTTGGTGGGAAAAAGCAGAAAAAAGATGGGCGTTTAAAGGCTCTATTTTAATTTACGCTTAAAAATTTTAATTTCTAAAAAAAATAACTATTTTTGCTTCCAAATAATCACCTTAAATCACACTTGAAAACAATTCTCACATCAGATGGCAAAAAAGGCGGAAGTCTTGCTGGGAAATCACACGCAGAAGGTGGTATAAAAGCTGTTGTTGTTGATACAAAAAGACCAATAGAGGTAGAGAGCGGCGAGGTTATTATAAATAAATACGCAGCAAAAAAACATTGGAAAAAGTTATCTGAAATAAATCAATCGGCTGGTAACGGGGTTCCTATCGAGGAGCCTATATTTGAAAAAGGTGGTAATTTTGAATCTGACGACAAAAAAGAAATCTACAAAAAATGGAAACAACTTGTTAATATGAGCTATTCTGAATTGAAGGATTTTTACGAAAGCAAAGAAGGCAAGGAAGCTGGTTTGACGAAAAGCGAAGCAATAGAACATGGGATACATAGAGGTAGAGAAAGCGCACAATGGGTGATGAAGATGAAAAAAACACCAATGTCGGAATGGACTTTGGCGATGTGGAGATGGGCTAAAAGACAAATATCTTTTATCAGTAGAATGAGTGGTGTTAATGGCGATTTGTACGATGATAAAGGAAATAAAACGAGGAAACATACATCACTATTGATTTGGGGGCATAACCCTGTAAAGTACGAAAAAGGCAATTTAATTAAACGTGCCGATGGTAGCTATTCAAAACATGGTTTGTGGGATAGTATTAGAGAAAATTCAGGTAGTGGAAAAAAACCTACAAAAGAAATGTTAGAGCAAGAAGCAAAAATAAAAAACAAACTTGCACAAGGTGGTTTAATTGCACCAAACGGTAATGCAAGTAACCTAACGCCTGAACAATACAAACTTGTTCGCACCCCTGCTTTTAAAAAGTGGTTTGGAGATTGGGAAAACGACCCTCAAAATTCAAGTAAAGTAGTTGATGGGAACGGTGAGCCGATGGTGGTATATCATGGAACTTATGTAAAGGAACAATTCAATATTTTTGATTTTGATAAAGCTGATTTAGGTTTTCATTTTGGAACTTACGAACAAGCGAAAGAAAGGTCACAAACTAAAATGTATGTTCAAGGATATAGAAGCATAATAAATCCATATTTTTTAAATATTAGAACATTATCAAATATAACAGATATTGGAGATTGGGAATACCCACAAAGATATATTGATATGTTAGTTTCAGATAACTTGATTACTGAAAAAGAAGCAAAGCAAAATGGTTTTTATAATATTTTTTACAGAGAAGATAATAAGTTAGTAAGAGAATTTTTAATTAACAAGTTTGGCAATATTGGTTTTGATTATCAAAACAAAATAGAATCAAAAGGAATGTCATACATTGTACTTCAACCTAACCAAATTAAACTCGCAGATGGCACAAACACAACATTCGATGGCAACAACCCAGATATACGTTATGAAGATGGCGGTATGCTTGACAAAAACTGCTTTGACTTCATAAATAAAACAGAAGCAATACTCACTAACGGCTACTACCATCGCTTTGATAACTTCTGCCTTATTACATACAATAGCGGAAATCAAAAAAACCTAAATGTTTACCAAACAGTAAATATGCTTTTAGGGAAAAAACTTTCTGAATTATTACAAATTGACTATGAAGCTGCACTAACGCTAATATTTATTTACTACGATGAGGCAAGGCGTTTTGATACTTTGGAGATATTACAGGAATTAGAAGGTTGTAATATCATTGTTGCAGACAGGGATGAGATTGTTTGCGCTAATGATATGCAATATGCAAAAGGCGGCTCTATAACTTGTTCAAATTGCAATTGGAGTTGGGATAAAAAAGATACACAACCTCACGATGCTTACGTTTGCCATAAGTGCGGAACAGATAACGAAATGAAATACGGTGGAGATGTAGACAAGGTGAAAAAATATATCGTTGCTTGGAGAGAGGGGAATCATAAATGGGTTATTGATGGCGATACATTACTATCAAAAATAGAATCAAATAAAAAGCAAAAAGAATTAAAAAAAGAATTTAAGTCAAAGCCAACATCTGTTAATATTTATGAGTTTATGGACTTTTATAATAATATTTGGCAAGGCGGTATGTTTCCAAATGTTTCTAAGCCTGAAAAAGTCTTGAAACTTCATAGTGATTATAATAAAATGAAACCTGAACAATCTGCTGAATATATAGCAAAAGAACATTTAAAAGAAGACCCTGAATATTACACTAAACTAAAAAAAATAGATGAAAATTTTAAAACAGGCGGTTCTTTGACAAATAAACAAAAAGCTAAATTAGGGAAAGTATTAAGAGAATTTTATGCAAATAAACTCTACTCTTCAAGCGGAGATTTGGTAAAAGATAAAAGACAGGCTTTGGCTATTGCGTATAGCGAAGCTAAAAATATTTAAAAATGGCAGGATTTGGAGATTTACTAAATAAGAAAAAAGAAAAACCAATAGAACAAAATTTGGTTTCAGATACTATGTTTTTTGGAGTATCTATGCTAAATATTGACTATTTGCCGATGATTTCAAAAGACGAGCAACTAAAAAAATATTTAGAGGGCGTAAAAGAGATGAATCTAATGAAGCGTGGTTGGGAATTTCAATATGGTTCATCAAGGTCTTGGGCAGGTCTTTGTGATGTAGGAGTTTCTACAAAAGGAAAATCAGAAAATAAAAATATATACATTAGTATAGAATTTACAAGAGGCGATGAAAATTGGAAAGAAAATATGAAGCCGACAATAATGCACGAAATTGCTCATGCGATTGTCAGAGAAATGTTTTACTTTAGCCCAAAATTCACAATGAAAGAATTGAACGAAATAGACCCTGACAATTTGCACTCGAAAGGTCATGGGAATATTTGGAAGAAAATTTGCAAAACAATAAGCGGCGAAGATTGTCAGATGTATTATAAGGATTTTGTAGAAACAGACTTTTTCAAACCTTTTAGGTATAGTTGCGACTATTGCGGCAATCAGAAATACGGAAACTCAAGATTTTTCGCATCAAGATGCTCAAATTGCCAAAAACCAATTTTAATAACAGATAACGTAAAAATTAAAAAATGAATTTAGATAGTAGATTTTATAAAAAAGAAGTTATTGAAAAATTTTCAAATGGCTCA